CCTCGATGAGGAAGGTTCTTGAGAACCGCATTGCAGGACTGAGGACTAACCAGAAATCCTGGCAGTTCTTTTACACCAGCGATACTTCCATGAACCGGGTTGCTGCGATCTCCAATCAATACTTTGACTTTGGAGCGCCTCCGAAAACTGGTGGTGTCTCTACTCCTGGCGAAGACAAGTTGACGCCAGACTTTAGAGAACAAGCATGATCCGTTTTGCTTCTAAGTTCGACGTACCTGCCTGTACCGAAATGATGCGTAGATACGCCAGCGAGTCGCCTATTGATGCTCTAAGAGACCCTAAAGTACAGAACGATGACTATGTAAAAGCGTTGATTGAGTCTTTGATCATCGGAAGAGGATTTGTCCTACTGGATGATCAGATGCGAGGCATGTTGGCTGCCATCATCACGCCTAACTTCTGGTGCCCACAGGTCGCAGAGATCAAAGAGGTTGCTTGGTGGGTTCATCCTGAATACAGACAGGGCACAATCGGTGGAAGACTATTCTTTGAGTTTGTAAAGCACTCGGAAGAACTGATCCGAGAAAAACGTGCGGACATCGTATGTGCATCTCTCATGCACACAAGTTCTGTGCAGAGTCTCCCAGGCTTCAAGAAGATCGAAACGACATTCGTTAAGGAATAAGACATGCCAGCATCAGTAGTTTTGTCGGCTATATATGGCAGTACGTTTATGGCTGCCGCTGCTCTTGGGGCAACTGGGCTTGCCGTAGCTACTTTTGCGATTAACTTTGCTGCGTCTTACATCATCACGCGAGTCTTCGGCCAGAAGGCTCCTACGCAAAAGGATAACGGAGTAAGGCAGCAAGTACCACCAAGTTCTACTAACTCAATCCCGGTCGTTTATGGTGATGCCTGGATGGGTGGCACATTTGTTGATGCAGTGCTGACGACAAATCAGCAAGCGATGTATTACGTTTTGGCAATTTCCAACATCTCAACAAACGGACAACTTACCTACGACACTTCAAATTTTTACTATGGAGACAGGTTAATTACATTTGATTCCATAGACACAACGAAAGTTATTTCACTTACTGATGGCGCTGGAAATGTAGACACTAAGGTGTCAGGCAATCTATTTATTAACCTTTATACCTCAACCGCGGCTGGCGTAATCACTAACGTCACAGGGACTTCTCCGTCCACGTTCATGGGCGGCAGTGACATTGCTGCTGGACTGCGTTGGAGTGGTACTAGGCAAATGAATGGTCTGGCGTTTGCCATTGTCAAACTCATCTATAACCGAGATGCTGGTACTACGTCTCTTCAGCCTGTTACCTTCAAGGTTAAACACGCACTAAACGGAACAGGTTTTGCAAAGCCTGGAGATGTACTTTACGACTATCTGACCTCTACGACCTATGGTGGAGCAGTTCCTGCGTCACAAGTCAATTCGACTGCCTGTGCTGCTCTGAACACCTATTCAGATGCCACGATCTCCTACACGCCTTCTGGTGGTGGTTCTGCTACCCAGGCGCGGTATCGAGTCAACGGTTTAATTGATACGGGAATATCGGTCCTTGAGAACGTAGACAAGATTCTCACTGCATGTGATTCTTGGTTATCTTATCAGGCATATACAGGCCAGTGGACCCCTGTTATTAACAAAGCAGAATCTACAAGTTTTGCCTTTAATGATTCCAACATCATTGGAGAAATTAAAGTATCTGTGGTCGATCTCGCTTCTTCAATTAACCAAATTGAAGTTTCATTCCCATTCAAGGGTAATAAAGATCAACCGGAGTACGTTTTCCTTCAGACTCCTGCTGGTCTTCTTTATCCTAATGAGCCAGTAAACAAATACTCAACCAGTTTTGATCTGGTTAATGATTCGGTGCAGGCCACATATTTGGCTAACCGTATTCTTGAGCAGGCCAGAGAAGACTTGATTGTTTCCTTCTCTACAGCTTACACAGGCATTCAAGTAGATGCTGGAGATGTGGTCTCGGTTACCAATGCGGATTATGGATGGTCTGCGAAGCTATTTCGTGTCACAAAGGTACAAGAAGCGTCACTTCCTGACGGCAATCTTGGCGCAAGAATCGAGGCGGCTGAATACAACTCGGCGGTTTATGATGACGCGAGTATTACCCAATTCAGTTCAGTATCAAATAGCGGATTAACATCAGGCTATTATTTCGCGCCATTATCTGCTCCGACGTTTACAGATCAATCTCCAAGTGCAAATCCACCTTATTTTTCTGTTGTATGTGATATTCCAACAAGCGGAAGAATTACTGTTGTAACTCTTTATTACACAGATGTTATTGTCCCATTACAAAAGGATTGGAAAGTCTGGACAATACAAACAGCAAGTTATGGTGAGTCATTTACTCCAGGCCTTGCATTGAAGTTCCCAAATGTTGTCGTTGGTTCAGGGACATATTATTTTGCTTTTACAGTAGGCAATGAACTTGCCACCTCTGATTTGTCAACTTCTTCTGCTGCATTTAATTGGGCAACCGTTACTTCAGAATCTTTTATTGCATCATTTAGTCCAGCTTCAAATAGCGTATCAAGAACTGGTGGCGTACCATCATTTACTGGTCTTGTTACAAGGCTCTATGGCAGCGCATTTGGAGCCACTGTAGATTTTGTTACATCACAAACAGACTCCGATGTCGCTTTTGTAAATAACACATGGCGAATCGGCGGGTCTTCAACTACAGGAAATGCCGACATAACCACAACTGGTGGTCTTGTAATGGGTTCTATTACTGACGGTGGAACATATGCTCAATGGGGCATTCCAACCGCAATGACTTCTACTCCTGCTACGTTGACTGTGCCTGTTAGATATAAGAACTCCGCTGGAGCAGTGAGTCAAGCATCAACAGCATCTTTGCAGTTTATATTTGTTGACAATGGCACAAACGGAACTGATGGAACAAAATCAGCTAACCCATCTGTTTATCAATGGGCGGCCTCTATTCCTGCTGGTCCTACTGGTACAGGAACTTATACTTGGGCCACAAACACTATTGCTGCGGCTCCAGCAGGGTGGACTTTAACTCCCGGCACATCTCCATCCCCAGGATTTACATTGTGGGCAGCTACAGTAAATCTTGTGGCGACCGCATCAGCAACTTCAAGTAGTATAAATTGGACTTTGGCTTCTATATTAGCTGTAGGTGCTGCTGGATCAAATGGAGTAAATGGAAACGATGGTTCCTCTTCTAGGATTTGCTTCTCAAGAATTGCAAGCAATCCGTCTCCAATATCTGGCAATATAACTGTATCGGGAGACAATCGTCCTTCGTCAGTTCAGTCTAATGCAACCTGGGGTCTTAATGTAAGTTGGTTCGCAAGCGATCCGAATCCTTCTTCTACTGATAGTCTTTATCAGGCGGATGGGGTCTATAACCCGGTCACAAACCAGACTGTCTGGAGTACACCTTATATCTCAAGTCTGAAGGTTGGAACCCTTTCTGCGATCACTGTAAACACTGGTGCGCTGACAGTTCAAGATGCGTTGACCATAAATACCACTGGTCACATCAAGGGCGGCCAGACTGCATACAACACAGGAACTGGTTTCTTCCTTGGTTATTCAGGTGCTGCCTATAGTTTCTCAATCGGTTCGTCAACTCAGTCTTTGACTTGGAGCGGAACTGCTTTAACTATTACTGGAAATATTTATGGCAATGGAGCCGCTGAATTCACTGGCACAGATTCTGGAGCGTTTTCTTTAACTACAGCAGTAAAAGCAAATGGAGGCAACGCAGCAGATATTGCTGTTGCTGCTTTTGGACGTCTTTCTACTCTTACATATCCTGTCTATGCTTTTAATACTAGCACATTCTCAAGCGGGTCAACCCCTCCTTCTGCTGTTTTTGGAAATACAAATAGATCAACTGGAATAGGTGTACTTGCTGCTAATACTGGCGGTGGTACTGCGCTAAAGATTGAAGGTTTAATGGCTATTGACAACACTACGCTTGTCACTAACCTAAACGCCGACAAACTTGATGGCAAGGATGCTTCTGCCTTTGTTGAGATTGCTTCTGGTCAGGCAAACTCTCAATACCTCTACTACGTCAACAACAACACTGCCCCAACTGATCCAGTTAATCGTGCAGCGTGGATTAAAGTAAGCACTAACGGTGGGGACGTTGTTTGGTTCCCAGGTTACATATAAGGAACAACATGAGAACGTCAACGATTCCAGCAATTACTGTTGCTGAAGACATCCAGCTTTTCGAGCACATGGCTGGTCAGTGGGTGAGAGTTGTTGTTGGTGTGGGAGAAGTCAAAGATGGTGTCTTCTCGTTCACAGTGCCTCAACAATTCAAAACCTATAACATCCAAGACAATCCTCCTGTCATTAACCAAATGACGGGAGAAATTACTTACGCTGGCACGATGCACTACACAGAGTTGATGAGTGCTAATCCTTCGTGGGCACCTAACAAACCTGCGGGAGTCTTTCGACAAGAAGACCTTTGGCACTTCGTTGATCTGATACGATCTAGGGGCTAGAATCTACAAAAGACAAGACCGGACCCACTGAGCGAACTTGGTGGATCTTAACCCTCGTAGGGGATGGTATGGCGCGTTTCTCAAAGAACGTCATTGCCCAGGTTTCTGGCTTTGACACTCCGGTCTTGTCTGGTGAACTGGTCTGGAACCAGAAGACGTTTTGGAACCTGACGTTTCAAAACAGTGGGGTTCCTTATAATCTGACGGGCGCAACGATTGATGCCCAGATTATTCGCAGGACGGTCACGAATCTGATTGATACCCGCAACGGGTTGTCATTTGATGTTGGGGACTTTGCTCCAACTCCTTCAGCGATCCCCCTGACGATCTCCAATATCTCTGGAGCGAACGGATCGTTTACCTTGTCGATTGATGACAGTGCCTGGAGTCTTTTGAACACTGACCCAGAACTGACAATCGACCGGGTTAATCCGGTGGCCTTCACGGGAAGAATCAAGATTTCATTCCCAGTACAAGGCAGTGACCCAGCGCAGGACTTGATCATCTTCCTGTTCTTCTTGGTCCGTTCTGACGCAATCTACAAGGTTTAATCATGGAAGTCATCGTTCAAGACGCAAACAACATCATCATTGATGTTGACCAGGGCCGCGCTGGACGCGGGATTTCCACGGTTAACCTGATTACTGTAGGCGCGGATTACTACCTGCAATTCGTTTATACAGACGGGACAACTGAGCAAGTCGGTCCTGTAGCTACTACAGTTACTGAACTGATCTATGCAGAAGTAAGGAACGCAGAGGCAGTCACGATCCTGAAAGGTCAGCCTGTTTATCTCTATCAGGCTCAAGGCAATCTTGCGACAGTCAAGCTGGCCTATAACACCAGTGACGCAACCTCTGCCAAGACGCTTGGTCTTGCTGCCGAGAACATTGCTGCTGGAGCGCAGGGCCTTGTCTTGACTCAAGGCACTTTGAGTGGTATTGACACCAGTGCTTACGCTGAAGGCACCACTCTTTACTTGGGTGCTACTCCTGGCACTCTGACATCTGTCAAGCCAAAGGCCCCTAACCATTTGGTTTACATCGGTGTAGTTGAGCGGGCTAACGCTGGTGCAGGTCAGATTTACGTCAGGGTCCAAAACGGCTTTGAACTGGATGAGATTCACGATGTCCAGATCAACAGTCCAGCGAACGGTCAGACGATCATCTATGACGCGGCTACGGACCTGTGGAAGAACGCAAACCTGACTGCTGGTACTGGTATCAGCATCACCAATGGCCCAAGCTCTATCACCATCTCTGCCCCCGAGACGGGTACGGTAACGTCTGTAAACGCTTCTGGCGGCACCACGGGGCTGACGTTCTCTGGTGGGCCTATTACGTCCTCTGGAACGCTTACGCTTGCTGGAACGCTGGGTACTGCAAACGGCGGCACCGGCCTTACTTCGTTCACTGCTAACGGCATTCCCTACGCATCTTCTACCAGTGCGCTGACCACGGGGAGTGCGCTGACGTTTAATGGCAGCACTACATTTTCAGTTTCAGCGACGACGCCGCTTTTACAGTCAGTAGCAAGCACAACATCTGTATTACATGGTCTTGAACTTCGAACCGGCGCTTCATTAGACGCTTTCTTCAAACAACGACCCGACTCTGGTGAACTTAGGATTGGTTCTGGTAGGTCCGTGGCATGGGGTGGTTTTACTTCTTTTTACATTGACACTGCCGAACAAATGCGCCTCACCAGCACCGGGCTGGGGATCGGGACGAGTTCGCCAAATTTCAGACTTGATGTCCAAGACCCAACTTCTGGAGCGGTTCGCATCAGAACAACGTCTACTGGAAATGCCAATTTAATAATTCAAACTGTTGCTGGCGGAACTGCTGCTATTGATTTAGAAAGTGCTGCTGGGTTGAATCGTATTCTTGGCGGTTTAGGTGGGACATCCAACCTTAGCTTTTTTACCGCTAGTACAGA